ATCGGGAACATCAGCACCTGACACATCGGTACCGGCATTCACACCTGGTAATCTATTTGGTCAAAACAACGATCTAAACAATGTCGGGGGAAGTCAAGATACCAACACAAACATCACGGTTACGGCAGTTGTTTCCGAAACGGAAATAACTGCGACACAAAACAACATATTGAAAATCCAAAAATCAGCACAATTATGATATCTTACCAAGCATTAACCGATGAAATTATCGCTTTCTACAATGCACATCTGCAAGTTAAAAAGGTAGGCACTGATTTTAAGGAGCAGTTATTCAACTTTGCCACTAAGGATGAGAAGTACCCACTCGTGTATGTGGTCCCTGTGGATGTCATTGCAGGTGATAACGTGAACTTATTCAACCTTGAGATATATTGCTTTGACATCATCCAAAAAGACCGTGCAAATATCACCACAATTCTCTCGGATTGTCAGCAGATTCTCAATGACCTTTATCTCAACTATACATTCTCATTGACCGATACTGATTTCGATGTGGAAGGATTTCCAACATTCACCCCATTGAACAATGACCTCTTGGATTACGCAGCAGGATGGTTGATGAGCATTACTTTTGTACTTCCTTCATGGACTGATTGCCAAATTCCTGAACAAATCGGTGATTAATCTTAATATATAGGTATGGCTTACAAGAACACAGGCGAATTCAACATCAAATATCCCACGAGAAGAAGGGTGGCGAATGTATTAAAGAAGATTATCGTTGATGAACAGTTGATTGATACACGCACTTTGTATGATTCCATCCGTATCAATGCCAAAGTAACTACCGAAGGCAATCTTCGTATTGAGATACTCGCAGCATATTACTTCGGATTCCTAAACAACGGTACAATCACCATTGCACCCTACCATTTGGTGCGTAAATTCAACACCGCACTTGAGCAAAGTGGATTGATATCCGAGATGTACGGACAATACGTTCAGAACATGGCTCAAAAGTTCCCTATCCTGGAGCTTGGTGGATTGCTTCGTAAAAAAGTAAAAGTCATTTATGATTTCAATCCTCTATTCGGAGAGTTTTGGGATGCATTGGATTACTAAATTTCCAACTCTTTTCTCATTGCAAGGAAGTTAAAAATCAACACAAGTTTGGTGTCGGTTATCGCATCGAACTTTGAGAGGTCACCATTGCACATTGTCCATATCAATTGCTCCCATCCCCACTTGGAAGATTTCTTTTCCTCTTCCTGCTCTTTACGTTCTTCCACATCAACAACTTCTTCATCATCCTCAAAGGATTCAGTCATTAGGTTGGCATGGCTATCAAGGAAGTTTTGGCGGAACTGAAGGTACTCAGGTATCAATCCAAATACTGAGGTAATGGGATAGTCATTGAAGAGATGCACCCTCTCACTTGATTTGAATTTATATGGCTCGGTGATAACATTCCCCCATTCATCAGTGGATGTCTTCCGGTAAAGGATTGCACATATGTTGCGAAGATTCTTGATGTAGTCATCGGTCACGAATGCCTCCAGTGTGATAAACTCACCGAGAGTGATATCAACAAATGGCTTGAGCTTTAATTCACCGAGTTGATGCTGATATCTTTTGGATGGCTCCGATGTCATCCACTTCAATTGCTTGGTGATGTTCTGAAGTTCGTCAAGTTCTATATCATCGAAGTCCTCAATGGGTAGGTCGGAGAGGGTGGAGAGCACATCAGTATTGTACTGCAATGTTCCATCCTCAATGTTTAATGACCTTATCTCAATGAATTGCTCAATCGTTATTTGGCTCCACGCTTTCGGCAGCTTCAGATTTTGCATGGCTTGAGATTTTTTCAGTAACGAATACCAGGTAAGGCACTGCGATTTCCGCTTTCAATTGTTTGAATAACTTCGCTTTGTGTTTCAAATGTGCTTCAGTGTAGTGTTCCGCTTGGCTGAGGTCAGTTCGTTTGAACATCAATGCCAACAAATCACTAATCCAATTGTGCGATTTACGACCAATCAACTTCTCAATCATCTTGGTATCCTTCACCGAGAGCTTCATCTTCGCATCATAGGTATATCCATCCAATTCAATTGATTCAATCGGCTCTTTTTTCTCATAGTTATTAGAATTGAATTCCTTCACTATCTCAATAAAGTCGGAAAGTTCAACGTCATTGTCATCCCATTCGGATTCCTTAACACCGAAGTATTCAAAAATCTTGATATACCTATCGATGTTATCAAGCTCCTTGTTGTTGGTGATTTCAGTTACCTTCTCGAATTGTTCAATGGTCAATTCATCCATCTTGTTGGGGATTTCCCTCTCAAAAATTTTTATCATGTGTATAGATTTATGAACAAATATACAATTTTCTTAATATATACATGACCAAAGATTTGCCAATTTACAAAATCACTATTGATCCCGAATACTCCGATGGAGAAGATTTGGGCATTGAGCAGATTGCATTCACTTCTCAACCGGCAATCAAGGTGAAAGGAATGGCATTCGAACAAGCACAACGAATGATATTCGCTGATGACTTAAAGTATCGAATCACCGCACCTGCCATGATACCGATGGAGATATATCGCAAGGATGACCAGGAGGGAGAATACTATGTGCAATTCACTGAGGAAACAATCGCGAAGATTCATGAGAAGTTCATGAGTGACCTTCGCAATCGCGACCTATTCAACCTGGAACATGACACATCCAAGACAGTTCCTGCATATATCCTTGAAACATGGGTGGTTGATAATCCAAAACAAGATAAGGCATTCTCAACATTTGGTATTGAAGTTCCAAAAGGAACATTGATGGTAACTGCTCAGATAACTGATAAAGAGTATTATGCTGAATTGGTTGCCAATGACCAGGTGGGATTCTCAATTGAAGGATTCCTTGGTTTAAAATTAAGTAATCAATTAAATAAATATAACATGAACAAATTACCTGATGGGGAGCACTTAATCGATGGCAAAATCTACGTTGTAGTGGATGGCGAAATCATTGAGATTAAGGATGCACCAGTTGTCGAAGAGGCAATGGAAGAGGTTGCAATGGAAGAAGTTGCACTCGAAGAAACAGTTGTTGAGGAAGAAGCTCCAATTGTTGAAGATGCAGTTGAGGAAGAAATGGCAGTTGATCCCGCATTGGATGCTGAAGCTATCCTTGCAATCGTTACACCGATTCTTGAGGAGAGAGAGAAAGCAATCATCGCATTGATCGCTGACCTTCGCAACCAAATGGAAGAAATGTTAGTCACTGAAACTGAAGATGAAGTTGAAATGACTGAAACAAAATTATCGGCACATGACAAGTTTAGTGCAGTTAGCAAATTTTTAAATTCTAATAATTAATAAACAAAACAAAAACAAAACAAAATGAGCAGAAAATTAAAATTCGACTTGGACATTGACGCATCAGCGTTATTGCAAGCAAACAGCGAGGCATTCTATTCTCGTGCGTATTTGAATGAGGAAGTAGTTGATAACTACCGTACACTTCCAGGAGTAAAGTACAAAACTAAAATTTCAACCGTAACTTTCGGTCAAGTTTTACAAGCTGAGAACTGTGCTTGGAATGCTTCCACTGATGACCTTTCATCCGTTGAAATCGACGTATGTGGATTAAGTGCGATGGCAGAAATTTGTCAATTTTCTTTGGAGCAATCATTCGTTTCATTGCAAATGACTAAAGGTTCTAACGGTGATTTCACTGTTGCTTCTTTCATGGATTTCTATTGGGGAGAAATGGCAAAAACAATCGCTGAGAACATCGAGAAATTACGTTGGTTAGGTGATACGGATTCTGAGGTTGATGCATTGGCATTGTGTGATGGTTATGTGAAGTCATTAGTTGCTGATTCAGCTAACGTGATTGACATCGCTTCACCGGTTGCTATCAACGCATCTAACGTACTTGCTAAATTGGCATTGGTTTACGCTGCTATTCCTGCTGCGGTTATCGCTAACCAAGGAGAATTGAGAATCTATGTATCTACACCGGTAGCTACTGCTTATCGTGCTGCGGTTGCTGCTGCGAATACTCAAGCCAACTTGACTCAAGCATTGGATTTCTCATACTTAGGTATCAAAATGGTAATGTGTCCAGGAATGGGAACAACATCCAAAATTGTTGCTACGTTACGTGGAAATCTTTTATACGCATTCGATGCTGAAGGAGATGGAAAAGCATTACGTGCAATCAATCTTGCTGACACAGTTGCTGAGCCGGTAATCCGTACTCGTGCAAACATGAAAGTTGGATTCACTCACGTGAATGGTGCTGAGATTGTATTCTACAATTCAGTTGCATAACATATTCTTGAGGGGATGAAATACTCCCCTCTATTTTTTAAAATTTAAAACAACAAAAAATGGCTTGTGAAAATTTAGAATCCATAGTTAAGTCGTGCGACAATAACAGTGGTGGGATTTTCAAGGTATATATCAACCAACAAGATAACATCGATGGATTCACTTTGGACTCAGCTCCAAATACATGGACCATTGATAGTATCACTTTAGTTGGTGGTGGTGATTTATACACTGAATTTGAAATCCGCAGAAATACCGGAAGTTACACCGAAGATGCAGCAATTGACCTTGTCAATGGTAGCTCATATGTAACTGCAACAATCAGCTTGATGTTCCATCGTCGTGACCAATCTAAGTCGCAAGCGATTAAGGTTCTTGGTGCTGGTCAACAATACCTGAATGCAATCATCCAAGATGCGAATGGTAAATATTGGTACTTCCCATATTTACAATTGAGTGCAGTTGGTGAAGGTTCGGGAACTGCTCGTGCAGATGGTTCGAAATACTCAGTGACATTAATCGCGGAGAATGATTTCCTTGCATACGAGGTTGACTCAACTATTATCGCGGCATTGATTGCTTAATATTCTTAGAAAGAGAGAGAGCTCATCCATTCGGGTGGGCTTTTTTTATAAACATTTTTGAAGGTTTTCTTAATATAATAGTATGATTTACATTGATAAAGGTGAGGTGAATTCCATTGTGCTGACTTTAACTGAGGTGAGCACTCTCTCGAATCCGTATTATTTGTTCGTTTTTGAGAATGAAATGGATGTCACCGATGCTCCAATCCTATTCACCACCGCTGACATCTCCACCTGGAAGGAAAGATTTAATATGTTCCTATTGGATGAGCCGGTTGACGTGACATTGGTCAAAGGACAATACACATATTCAGTGTATGAATCAACAATTCCACCAACATCTATCCAGGACACGACGGGAATCGTCATTGAAGAGGGCAGAATGGTTGTAAGTGGTGCAATACAAAACTCAATCTACGATTAAACATGGCTTGGTACGACCGATTTATTGGAACAAAACAACAATCACCTGAAGTGGTGGAAGGATATCAGTCCTTCAGTACACCATTCGGAAGAATTGGCTCAGGGAATTTATCTCTTCCATATGTGAATGGGAGGCATCAAACAAGTGGATGGATTCCATTTGGTGAGGGCAATCTTTTTCCTTCCGTCCTTAATCAATTGGTATACTCATCACCTCTCCATGGTTCCATTGTGGATTATAAAACCAATGCAGTAATTGGAGGAGGGATTGAATTGAGAGCAACGACCTCAACACCTCAAGAGCTTCTTGATTTATATACATTTGAGAAGAAATCTCACCTAAAAAAGACAGTTCGGATAACAACCGAAC